CATGTAAACTTCTGAACCATCATGAATAGCAGAAATCTCAATACCATAGAAGTCTTGAGTATTGACTTCTTCAAACAGGGCAAATACTTTAAGTGCTCTGTTAGAAGCATTTGTTGTTACAATATCATGTCTCTGATTAGCAGGACCTGAAATACCAGTCTGACTTGAGAATACAGAAGCAATAGTTCCATATGACTTTGCATCAGTGGTAGTTACATCATCAAATACATTGAATGAGAATGTAGAAACATCATAATTATTGACAGCAAACTTAACTGGATTGAAAGTCAGATTCCAACCATCAGCAGTATCAATTGTGTCATAGAAACCAAGAATAGGGTATGTTTCATAAACAAACTCATTAACAAAACCTACAGTGCTAGGTCTCTTGATGATAGAAATTGCAGTCAGTTGTCTTTCATCTGTAAAGTTCTTATCTCTAGCAAAAGAGAAGATCTTATTGAAGACATAGTTATCTTTATAAGATTCAATTGCAGTAAATGGTTCTGCCCTTTCATTACTTTCAAATTGACTGCTGAAGTCATCAATATCAAGAACTCTGTTACCAATAGATTGGAAGTAATCTGAAAGGATTCTATTCTCAAACAGGATTTCATTACTTAAAGTTCTTCCATTGGTTTGGAAATCATTTTCTGTAACTTCATCAAAGTCATCATAACAGACCATTGATTTTTCAGATGTAATTTCAACAACTGTTTCAATGTTTGAATCATCAGCAACAGGAATCAAACTTGTAGTATTTTCTGGTGTGCTGATAATCTGGAGATCACCAAATCTACCAAAACCAGATGTGTGATTTAATACTCCAACTGGTTCATCCCAAGTTTGATTTGGAATAGTAGACTTAAGTGAGTAAGAGAAGTTCTGATAATATTCATTATTAGGTAATCTCTGAAGATCATCATTTAAGAAACCAGTGTTTCTAGACCAACCTCTAACAATGGTAGCACCAGCACCAACTTCAATTTCTGATTTGAAGTCATACTTCTTGATTATAAGACCCTCTGCCAGTGATGTTTCACCTCTAACATTGTCACCAATTTCATATTCTGACTTTGAGGAAACTTTCAGTATCTTAGTCTTGTTATTCCAACTCTGAACTTCTCCAGTTGCTCCTTTAAAGTTATCTAATTTTTCATTAAGGAAGAAGTCCTTAACTGTCAAGATAGGAGTAAAGAATGGCAGATGTGAAGCAGGAATTACTCTTCCATTTACCTTTCCATTCAATCCACGAATTATCTTACCAGGGAACTGATTTGAACCAAGTGAATTAGCAAGAGAATAATCAACATAAGCACCAGCACCACCAAGAGCAGTATTGACACCTACAACATTGAAGTAATCATAATTGTAATCAGCAGAGTTGTAACCAGATCCTGTTGTATCAACACCAATTTGACCAATGTTGATGCCCTCAACCATTACTTTCTCACCAACCTTATATGGGAAGGTTTCAGCATCACTGAAAGTAGTGTCAAGGAAAAGTCTTACAACCTTTGTTCCCTCTGTGTAAAGTGCAGAAAGAATACCAACACCATTTGAATTATTGATAGGAATAATTCTTGGGGTCACATCAAAGAGACCTGTAGCATTTCTAACAATATCTACTTTCTTATCTGATAACTTATACTCAAGTTGAGCATCTGAAATCACATTACCAGTAAGACCATCTTGAACAATCAAGTCAGGTGGTACTAGATAATTCTTACCAACTGAGTTGATACCAATTGATTCAAACTCATTGAGTGGAGCAATTTCAAGAATCTCTGGAAGATTTGCAACTGCTCTAATTGTGTTATCAGATGGATAATCATAACCAATATTTTTAGAAGAGAATCTTTGTTCTAAAATTTTACCAATGTTTGTGCTGTCAGCATACAAAAGTGCTTCAGTTCCAATTCCACTAGTAGTACTACTGATACCAGGAAGTTCTCTATATCCATAACCACCACTAATTACTTGTACCTTATTGATGGCACCATAAGCAGTTTTTGAATTTGTATTGTAAGTGGGTGTTGATGATGAAGTGTTATAGGAAGAGGTAACTGGTCTCCTTGGAAGATTATAAGTGAATGATGTTGATTGGATAGTTGATACATCATGAATTCCATCATATTCAGTAGCAACAACTTCAATTTGATTGAAGGATGCTACATCTTGGTCTACAAAAATCTCACTCTTAACATCAAGGAGGAAATCAATATTTACTCTCTTGAAAAGATAGTAAAGAATTGAAGGAACAGAATCTGAAATTGTAACAGACAAATGTGCAGTAGCATCAATACCAATCTCACCAGAACTAGTTACTTCAAATGCATCAGAAAGTCCAGTGCTGACAAACTGTGATTCATAACCTGGATCAGTGAACAATTCTAATTTGAAAGCAGGATATCTAACACCATTGGAGAGGAATGAGAGTGATTCATCAGAAAGATCAAATTTGACTTTATTATTTCTGCTAGCATTTACTAGTGGGTTGACTTTAGATAAAGTTCCACCTGACTTACTTGTGATTTGAACAAATTTTGGATTAATCTGATTCAATTCAGACTTATGTGTAACTAGTTTAATGGATTCTGGAGAATAATTATAAACATAATACATTCCCTCATTAATTAAACCACCAGTTGTGCCAGTGAAGATAACTTTGTCACCAGTCTTGAATGGTCTATTGTTGAATATAATAGCATTGTTGTTTACATCAACATCATTAGCAGTAAATGTTTTGGGATCAAATACTATTCTTCTATTGAAATCATCGTACTTGACAATTACATCAATTTGATTTTTAGGATTGATTGCAAATTCAATCTTATCATTTTGAGATAATCCATGAGTAGAACCAGTAGAGACAGTGACTACATGTTGCTCTACTCTTGCTTTGAGAACATTATCCAGATCAGTTTCTAGACTATGATTTACACCTGTACCAATATTGGTGAAATACATGAGACCTGATCCACCATTTACCCCTTGATATCCAAGAGTGGTGAGACCAACCTTAGTGGTTGACAATCCAATGAATCTATTACTTACAGGAACAGCATAAAGTGTGTTAACACCTACAGCATCCAGTGGTAGTGTGCCTACACCTGATTGTCCAGTCCAAACAACAATTGGATTACCACCACCTGTAGAATATTTTACAGGATCATTTAAATTGAAACCATGGAATGGATAGTAAATTACTCTGTCAGGAACATTAAGTGAAGAGGTTGCTGCAGCACCTGGGTTGGAGAAACGAAGTGTGGTTCCAGCACCAACTGTACCAATACCTAATGTTTCAACTGGATTAAAATAAATTTCTTTATTAAACTGTAAAGTTTGTGTGGTTCTTAAAGTTCCAACATTGATAGAGAATTTTCTAGGATCCTGGAATACTTGAGTCAGACCAACTTTAGATGGACCTGAAGTTCCGAACATAGTTCTTTGTACAAGAACTCTATCATTAAAATGGTCAATTTTCAGTACCTTTACTTTCTCACCAGTTATATCCAAGATATCATTATTCTGAATGAATGGATATTGGAGTCTACCAATCAGTGGTATGAAAGTGATAATACCAGTTGTTGACACATCAGAGATACCATCAGCACCCAGTTTAAAGTAACCACTGTCAATGCCAACTTTATACTGACCATCAAACCCATCAAAATGTCTTGAAAGACCACTTATCACAACAATGTCATCTTTTTTGTAGTTGTGTGGTTCAGATGAGATACCAATAAATTTACTTTGGTTGACATGTGGAATAAATTCAACACCATCAATTTGTGTAGATGCTACACTTACAGTAGAAATAGTTTTACCTTCAATTCTTTCTACTCTTGCATTAGCACCACTACCACTTGTTCCATCATTATCAAAGTTAACTTTGTCACCAACTCTGTAATCAAAACCACCAGTAGTAACACCAATTGTTTCTACTGAACCAGAACTGACAGCAGTGATGTCTATGATTGATGGTTTTGTGTCATTAGGATTGAAAATATATTTGTATCCACTTGAACCTTTAGTCATATTATATGACTTGGTATTTCTCAACCATTGATTTGCCTCAATATCATAATCAATATGATTTGAGATCTTCTTAAAGTTGAAGTCAATAGGTTCAGACTTATAAGCATTACCAATTACATATGGGAAGACTGGTTCATTATATCTGTTGAATGGACCTGTGCTTGCTGTAACTTCATTGAATGTGGTGTAGTA